GTCCATTCCCATCGAACATAAAGGCGGCGATGCTAGCATCTACCAGCGTCGCATCGAGGGCGAACAGCGAATAGATGGTATAAGGCTGCGACAGTTGCCCCCCGACTGTGAACGGCCCAGTTAGACAATGGCTTGTTCCGTTGTACCTGCCGCCCGCGTGCCCGTTGCGGATGTTGGCGACGAACAGGGGTTGGTTGCCCGCTACTGCCTGGGTCATGGTATCACCTAGCACCTGGTCATAGATGCTCACGATGTAGCTTGCCCCGCCCGCCCACGCGGCGATGGCCGCCACGTCCAGTTCAGGGTTGGCGGGGCTGACGTGCGAGAAGTCGGCCATGGCATTATCGCTGGCCCGGCGCAGGCGAATCAGGTTGTTCCCGGCGTAGGCGCTCAGGGTGCATCGGGCTGGCTCGTACACATGCACCAGGTTGGGGATGGCGTCGTATGCTCCCACGAACGCCGCCGCCGCCCCGCCCCTGGGCTGCACCACCTCCAGGCCCGCGCCCAGCACCTGCACCCGGCTGCCCACCCTCAGCACCCGCACGCCCATCAGCCGCCACCCTTCCGCGTCAACTTCTCAAACTTCTGTTTCATGCCCTCGAACTCCCTCCGCCGCTTCTCCAGGTCCTCACCCTCCAGCCGCTTGGCCCCGGGCAGCCGGAACAGGCGGGACAGGGGCGGCAGCCGCGTGGCCCGCGACAGCGCCGCCACGTGCCACGCCAGCCACGCCCGCCCGCGCTGCGCCTGTTCGGCGCGCCACGCGGCCGCCTCGATCACCAGCACGGTTTCCCGGGGTGTCATGTCCCAGAACTCCCCGATCGGGATCCCGGCCCTCAGCGCCTCGACCAGCAGCTGCTCCACCAGCGGCCGCCGGTCTACAGGGGATTTGGGTCCTCCGCCTCCCCCGTGCCGAACGCCAGGACCGCCGCGACGGCCTCCATCACCGCCACCGAGACCGCGCCGAACCCCGCCGCGTCCATCACGTCGTACGCGGTGTTTTCGGCCACCGGCGGCCCGGGCGCCTTGGCATCCCGCCGCGCCGCCTCCAGGCCCACCCGCAACAGCGTGGCGATCTCGAGGATGCCCGTGGTGCCATCCGCCAGCCCCCCGGCCACCGCCAGGATCGACCGGCCCAGCGCCCGCTCCGCATCGGCCAGCGCCCGGTTTGTCAGCAGGATCTGCACCTCTCCCCGGTCGCCCGCGTGGATGGTTGCCTCGCCGCGGGCTCCGATCACGTGCCGACCTCGACCCAGAACCCGTCAATGGTCAGCGCGCAGGAGATCGTCCCCTCGCCCTGGTCCGGAAAGCCCTCAGACAGCGAGGTGATCAGGGCGTCCGCCGTCTCCAGCGTCACCCCGTCGTCCTCCCGGGCCACCAGGATCAGCTCCCCGTTGCGCATCGCGTCCCGCAGCGACTGGTAGGCCGCGTCGGTGGCCACATACAGCGCGTCCAGGCTCAGGCTGGCGCTGTAGCGCCCCGGCAGGACCCGCTTGGCCCGGCTGTCTTTCGACGAGACGTCGATCTCCTCCGTGGCCTCGTCGAAGGTCACGTCCCGCTGGCTGCCCACCGCCTCGTAGACCGGCACCAGCACCGTCCCGGTGTTGACCAGCAACAACACATCCGATCCGTTCATCCCCATTTTATAGCTCCTCCACGATCAGTCTCACGCTCACGATCCGAGCGTAGGCGTCCGGCTCGTCGGCCACGATCGGCCCCGAGCACTCCCCCAGGATCCACACGAACCCCGGGAGCACCATCACCTGCCGGTGCAACAGCGCCCGCACCCGCTCGGCGATGGCCTCCACGTTCACCGCGCTGCCCTTCGCGTCGGCGTAGCAGCGCACGTCCCGCCGCAGGTCCCGGCCCAGCGTCGTCTTGGTGTCGAACGGCGACTGAGAGAACTCGCCCGCCGTCACGATGTACGGCAGCTCCGCGTCGCCCGGCGCCGGGTCGCTGGTAAAGATGGCCGGATTGCCGCTGTAGGTCGCCAGCAGCGCCGTCAGCGTCGCATCCCCGGCCAGCACGTCGTAGATCGCCCCCGTCAAGATGCTCATTTGCCGCTCACGATCTCCACGATCCGCCGCGCGTGGCCGAACACCGCCGGCCGCAGGAACGGCCGCGCCGCGTGATGCCGCGTGCCCAGCTCCTGGAACCAGGCCCAGAAGGCCCGCCCCTTGCCGCTGCGCACCCCCACCCAGCCGGTGATCTCCTGGTCCCGGGCGGTGACCTCCACCGCGATGTCGATGTCCCCCACCAGCCGGCCCGTGCGCCTGGGCGCCAGAGAGCGCGCCTGTTCGGCCGCGTATTCGCAGGCCCGGTATAGGTTGTCGGCCACCCGGCCGCTTACCTCGGCCATGACCCGCCGCTGGTTCCATTCCGTGATGTTCTTGCTCATCAGGCCTCCACCGGCCAGAACAGCCCGGGCCAGTAAGCGGTCTGCTCCGCCGCCGTGGTGATCACCACCGAGATCTCCCGCTCCAGGCAATCGATCTCCAGGTGGTGGCCCGCCAGCGAGGGCTGCCGGATGCCCAACACCTCGACCTGCACGCCGCCGTACTCCACCCGGTCGCCGCGCTCCAGGTCCGCATCGGCCAGGCAGTAGAACACGTGGCTGATCTGGCGCTCCTCCGAGGCCGCCACCGTCCGCTCCGCGCCCGTGGCCGGCCGCAGCCGGCCCACCACCGGGTCGATCGCCTGGTAGCTGATCGCCCAGCCCCCTTGACCGTCCGAGGTGCGTACCTCCCGGCCGACGGTAAAGGTGTGATTCAGCAGCGACGCGAAAACGCCCATCCTACGGCCCCTTCATCCGGTAGCGGTTCAGCGCGTCTTTCTCGCTCAATAGCAGCATGCGCGCCCCCGAGGCGCCCAGCAGCCCCTCGCCCACGCCGCCGCCCTGCTCCGCCTGGAACGCCACAGAGAAATCCCCCAGGCTCTTGCTGGCGATGCCCGGCACGCCGTCGCTATCCGCGCTCTTGAGCCCCACCTGGTAGGCCCTCGAGGCCGCCCGGGTACAGACGTCCACAATGTCGGCCGGCAGATCCTCGTAGCCGTGGGTGTAGGTGACCGTGACGATCTGGATCCCCTCTGCCCAATAGGCGCCCACCCGGTACAGGATCCCATGGTTGCCCAGTTGATAGTCCTCGTCGTCCCCCTCGACCAGCGTCTCGCCGTCCTCGAGCACCAGGTGCACCTCGACCACCGGCAGCTCGGGCAGAAACAGCCCCACCTGGCCGGCGGCGACGTCGAAGGTATAGGCGTCGTCCTCCTCCAGGTCGATCTGCTGCCGGCAGTAGTTGCGGATCGCCTCGGTGGCCGCGTCGATGGCCCGCTGCGCCGACGGCTCGTCCACCTCGATCTGCAAAAAGTCCTCGATGTCCTGAACCGTACAGAACCCCATCTTATACCTCCGCCCGGGCCCGGGAGACCCAGGCCGCCGCCACCAGGGTGTACACCTGGTTGGGCAGTGGCGGCACGCCCGCCACCGTGGCCACCACCTGAAAATTGTGCCGACGCGCCGGGATCGTGGCGCTCTGCGCCGCGGTGAGCTCCAGGCGCACCAGGGCGGTGCCCGTGGGTGTGACCACCGTCCCGGTGAACGAGGCCACGCCGTCGAGGATGACCGCGATCGTGGCCGTGGTCAGGTCCGGCCAGTCGTCGCTCTCCCACTCCAGCGCCCGATCGTCGGCGTTGCGGTAGCTGTCGCCCTGGTAGGTCGTGACGTCGCCACCCTCGGCCACCGGCCCGGTGACCTCCACCAGGCCCCCGCCCAGGACGGTGGCCAGGGCCAGCTCCGCGCTGCCCCCCCACTCGATCCGCCCCGAGCCCACCGCCGCGTCGGTCACCGCCGCCGATCCGCCCGCCTGCAGGCGCACGGCGAAAAAATACACGCCCGCCGCCACCGCCGGCATGTTGGCCCGGTAGATCTCGGTGTTCTCCGCCTCGGTCAGCGGGATGTCGTAGGTGAGCCAGTTGGCGTCCACCGGCGCCTCGAATGCCGTCCCGTTCCAGATCTGCCCCTGGGCGTTGAACAGCAGTGCGTACAGGGTCGCATCCCCCGGATAGTTGATCGTCAGCTCGTTTGCCATTCGTCCCGCCTATGTGATCGCATCATAAATCGGCGCGTATCCGATCAGGGTGCCGGCCGTGTTGTAGATCGGCAGCTTATTCGTAACACTGCCCAGCACCGTGCCCGCCGCCGTCTGGTTGGTCCGGATGCTGCCCGCCGGCCCGATGGCGAACTGGATGGCCGATGCGCTGTTCTGTAGCTCCAGCAGGTTGGCGCTCTGCGAGGCGTACCCACGGACCAGCGCCCCCGTGACGCCCGCCGCCGTGGGGTTGACCTGTAGCTGCGCGCCCGGCGCTGTCGTCCCCCCCACGCCCAGGGCCCCGGCCAGGGTGGACGGGTACACCGACAGGATCCGGATCGACCACTGGGTGGTGGCCACCGCCCCCTGCACCGGCGCGTAAAATAGGGCGTATTCGTCGAATTGCTTGGCCACATTGTTGCCCACGCCCGCCGCGTAACAGGCCGCGAATGTTGCGGATCCG